TTCCTCTCTTTTCCCTTTAAGTTATATTCTGCTTTCATTGATTTTACCTCCCTGCTTTTGCAGCCTTTCTTTTTGTACATACATATATCACTCTAAAAGCCACATATAGCAAGGGTTATCTGCACTTATTCCGAAGAATAATGTACGATGCCCGCAAGCACGAAACAAACATTCGGCAGAGCAACACCGTTGCCCCACATCTTGTATTCCGCCGAATCAGAATGCGGGTCTTTCAGCCACTTCACTATCTGCTTGTCCGTCTTTGGTTTTGATGCGCCGGTCACTATGACTCTGTGTGTTTCAAAGACCTCTCTCCAAAACCGGATATCCGCCGCAGTCACATCTTCCGTCCCGAGGTCACTGCACCACCAGTCCGGGAATCCCTGCAGCCTTGCGCACTCTGTCGGTGTAAGTCTTCTTACGATATATTCCGTCTCGTTCACAAGCGGCGGATCCTTATAATCTGTCGCAACCAGTGTTCCCGCCACATCCTTTTCCGCTTTCATGAAAAAAGATGCCTTGTTAGCAGAATACCTCGGCTGAAACAATGTCTGGTCGTTATTGCATGACAGCGTTGCCGACTTATCATTCTGGATAAGCGCGCCTTTGCCTCCGCCGTCCTTTCCTGAACGGATCTTCAGTGTCTTGGCTTCAGCGACTGCGCCCGGTCCTCTCGCAACTATGGTAGGTTCTTTTTCTTCTTCGACAGCAAAATCATACTTTGCATTCTGTCCCTGATTGAAAGCCGCACGGTCTATGCCGTATGCAACGGCATGCCTGTCAACAGTGTTCAGGGTATATCCGGTCTTTTCATTTACTCCGTCACCTTTTGGACCGTTCCCGTCTTTTCTTCCTATCATGGAACCCTGGACTGCGACTACTGCCATCCCGCCCTGACAGCATGCCGGATTGCCGCCTCCCGTGTCTATGGTGCGTGAAGTCTCCGCCTCATATATACCTGACTTCGGATTATCAGATCTCATGGAATTGCTGCCGTCCGAGCAGATCCCGAACACCTGCATCGCCGCCGGCACAATTCCTGCCCTGAGGGTAGGCGATTTTTCTTTCTCATACCCGATGCTCCGGCTTTTTTCAGAATGCTCCGTGCAGAAACCTGCTGACTGCATAACGAGCGGCTGATTGTTCCCGCCTGTCCCGAATGTTGCAAGCACAGTCTGTGATTTACTTAGCGGTCCCGTATACCTTGAATCCTGCGAATGGTTCTCGAAAACCAGCGGCGGATGATTAGCCGCGGCGCGAAGCGTTGCAGTCATATCCTCCGTCACATCCATTCGCTCTCCGCCCTGATCGTTCAGGCACATGCAGCCTGTGATATCAGCGCTTTTTTCAATACTTCCGGCAGTTCTTTGCCACGCTTTGAAGCCCTCGTGAGAATACCCTGACACGCCTTCCGACTCAAATAGTATTTTTCCGGCACGCCTTCCATCAAGATCTGCGACAAGGTAGATACGTCTTCTTCTCTGGGGCACTCCCCAGTACTGAGCATCGAATGTTCGCCATGCGATGGAGAGATCATCTCCCATGATGCATCCTGACCTGTTCCATTTTTCAGGAGCAGGAACTGATATGTCTGCTGATTTGATCCGTGCGATCTCTTCAAGGACTGCCCTGAAATCTTTTCCTTTGTTCGAGGAGAACGCTCCTGTGACGTTTTCCCACACGATGTATTTCGGATATCTTCCATCGGTTTTCTCCCTCATTTCCCTGACTATCCGGACGGCTTCATAAAAAAGCACTGACTGTTTCCCCGTCAGTCCTTCTCTTTTGCCTGCCACGGACATGTCAGTGCATGGCGATCCGAATGTGATTATGTCAACCGGCTCTATTTCAGAGCCTTTTATCTTCGATATGTCTCCCAGATGTTTCATGAACGGGATACGCTTTGTCGTTACCCTTATGGGAAACGGCTCTATCTCCGATGCCCATACCGGTGTTATCCCGCAGAGCATCCCGCCGAGAGGGAATCCCGCTGATCCGTCAAACAGACTTCCAAGCGTCATTTTGCACATCTCTGCCCTCCACTTCTTTTACAAGGTCAGCATACGGTATCCTGCTTCCGTCCCTGATGCAGAAGATGTCTGCTTCATCTTTCGTATCTTCCGCGTACCTTCTCAGTATCACCGATGCGTATTTCTCATCGAGTTCCATCATGCAGCATATCCTGTTCATCTGTTCACAGGCCATCATCGTGGAACCGCTGCCCCCGAATGTATCGAGCACTATGCCGTTCTCCTGCGATGAGTTCCCTATCGGATATGCTAAAAGATCAAGCGGCTTCGATGTCGGATGGTCACTGTTCTTTTTAGGCTTGTCATAATTCCATATGGTGGTCTGTTTCCTGTCCGAGTACCATCTGTGTTTTCCGTTCTGAAGGAATCCGTAAAGGACAGGCTCATGCTGCCACTGATAATCCGAGCGCCCGAGTACCAGGCTGTTCTTCACCCAGATACATACACCGGCAAGGTGGAATCCGGCATCGATGAATGCTTTCCTGAATACCAGTCCTTCGGTGTCTGCATGGAATGCGTATGCGCTGCCTCCGTTTTCAAGCTGATCCGCCATGTTCTTGAATGACTCGAAAAGGAATGTATAGAAATCGTCACCTTTCATGGAATCGTTCTGTATGGTGAGTCCGCTGCTGCTCTTGAATGAAACTCCATACGGAGGATCAGTCACAATAAGGTTCGCTTTCTTTCCGTCCATGAGGGTCTTCACATCATCCCCGTTCGTTGCATCACCGCAGTACAGCCTGTGTCTCCCGACGAGCCACAGGTCACCGCGTTCCACGAACGATGCCTTCTCAAGTGCTGCCGTGAGGTCGAAATCATCATCCTTCACATCCGCTCCGTCCTGTGATGCGAACAGATCTGCTATCTCATCTTCATCGAACCCTGTAAGTGAAACATCAAGGTCAGACCCCTGCAGGTCTGTAATAAGAAGAGCAAGTTTTTCTCTGTCCCAGTCACCGCTTATCTTGTTGAGAGCGATGTTCAGCGCCTTTTCTTTTTCTTCATCCATATCGATGACCACGCAGTCAGCTTCAGTCATGCCCATATCGATGAGCACTTTCAGTCTCTGATGCCCGCCGACTACATGCCCTGTCCCGCCATTCCAGATGATGGGTTCGACATAGCCGAACTGCTCCAGTGACTTCTTTAGTTTTTCGTATTCCTCGTCACCCGGTTTCAGATCCTTCCTGGGATTGTATTCCGCCGGTATGAGTTCAGTGATATCTTTCTTTTCAAATTTCATTTCTGCCGCTCCCGTTCAATATCTTATAAAGGCCCTTGCGAGCGCCTTCTACATCGCCTGCAAGAGCCTGACCTTTCAGTGTTTTTATCTGATGCGAGATAAGTACTCCGCGTCTTCTTTTCAGTATCTTTATGAAATCCGTTGCCGTCATCGCCTATCCTTTCCGTGCCTTGAGCAGTCTTTCCATGACATCGTCCTGCGGTGTCATCCCGCTGTAATCCGATGCGCAGTTCTCCTTTACCACCTGGAATATCTGATACCAGATCTGATTGACCTGCTTCATGTACTGCTGGCTCATTGAAACATACGGAGATGCGATGGCATTCCCGGTCGTTGGATGTTTTGCGAGGAATCCGAACTCGGATATGCACTCCTCGCACTGTATCCATCTGGATACGCTCATGGCATACTGTTCGATCAGCTGCGTGTTTACGATTTTTTCACAGCCGCGCTCTTTGAGCCATTTCCATGTCTCCCTGTATACTTCCTCCGCGCACAGGTCTACCCCGTTCTTCTGCTTTGCTTTTAAGTATTCCTTGACCGGCGGCATATCCTCACCGGAGAACACAGGCGGTTCCGGCAGTTCGATTATTGTCGCGGCTTTCCCTTTTGCTATCTTGTCGTTCAGCGCCTTCGGCTTTCTGCCTGCCCCGACCCTTGCGCCGCCCCTGTTCGTACCGTCTTTTGCCACTGCTTACTCCTTCCTTTAGTCAATACCGCCTTTGAATTGCGTTTTTTGCACGCGTGACCCCGGCACCGTTGCCCTCAGGATCGTCTGCAGAGATAAAGACCGCCCCTCCCCTCGGAGAAATATTATTTTTCATCGGTCTCATCATCTGCATGATCTGATCTTCTTTTGTTCCATCTGTCCCCGCGTTCCGCATGTATCCTTGAATGACACGACTTGCAAAGAGCCATTAGGTTATCGTCATCATGCGTACCGCCTTCTGACAGCGGCTTGATATGATGCACCTCTTCCGTCTTCGCGTACCTTCCGTCCTTCAGACACATCTCGCACAAAGGATGGGTTGACACGTACCTGTCTCTTATCCTCTTCCATGCCCTTCCGTACCTGCGGCGCGTGTGCGGGTCACGTCCGTACTTCTCATAACGTCTGTCCTCTTCCTTCTGATGTTCACTGCAGTATCTGCTGCCGCTTTCCACAAGCCTCGGACATCCCGGGAAGGCACAGGGCTTCCTTGGTTTTCTCGGCATCCATGCCACCTCGTTTCAT